AAAGGGATGGGAGGAGAAAGATCAAGCCTTATCCTTGAAGCAATTAGGCTTATCAAAGAATGCCGACCAGATTTTTTTATCTGGGAAAATGTTAAAGGAACGTTCAGCTCAAACAATCGCCAAGACTTTGCAGCAATCTTGCAAGCGTTTGCCAACATTGGGGGTTATAGAATTGAATGGCAACTGCTTAATACAAAATGGTTTTTACCCCAAAATAGAGAGAGAGTCTACCTTGTCGGATATGCTCCAGGAAAAAGTAGAGGACAAGTATTTCCTATCGAAAAAAGCCTACGACAGACTGATTCAATACAAAGACAATACACAAATACCATTACAGCAAAAAGAAGGGATGGACAAGGATTGTATGTTATTGAAAGTAAACAGCATGCACAAGTCAAAACCAACAACTCAAAAGGATTCGAAACAATAACTGAAGGCGATTCATTAAACTACTCAAATCCTAATTCTAAGACTAGAAGAGGAAGAGTTGGAAAGGGTGTTGCTCAAACATTAGACACAGCTTTTGAGCAGGGAGTAATAGCAGCACAAAGAGGAAGGTCATATCGAGGACAACCACAACAACTAGAATATAGATTAGATGGCAACACAAACACTTTAAGCAGCGTTCAAAAAGATAATTATGTTGTAAAACCTACACAGTTAGGACAAAGTAAAAAAACTTATGCACACAAAAGCGGAACTAATATTGGAAAAATAAATCAAGATGCTTTCACAATACGTTCCGCAAATCCAAATGGAGTATGTGTTCAAAAAGACAATTATGTACTAAAATATTCTAGAGACAAAAAAGGAAAAGTAATAAGCAGACATCAGAAAGATTTAGCAAACACAATACATTTTTCATCTGGGACAGGTGGTAACACAGATCAGTTTGTAAATGCTATTAGAAGATTAACACCTATTGAATGTGAAAGACTTCAAGGGTTTCCAGATAATTGGACACAAGAAGGAGTCAATGGCCCTATATCAGATACACAAAGATATAAGATGTGTGGTAATGCTGTGACAGTTGATGTAGTTGAAGCAGTAGGCAAACAAATTCTAAAGCTATGACAAAGAAAGAAGCCATGAATTTAATCGCATCTAAATATAATAAGATGAAACGAATCGCACAGATGTCAGAGAACAAATACTTTCCAAACAATAAAGGCTTGTATCATGAAGACATTACACAAGATTTATATGTAAAGATTCAAACAGAAATAAACGAGATACCAAATAATAAATCAGAAATTTTAAAATTCCTAGACCGATATGCACAACCTGGTGCGTATATATATCAGAGCATAAAACAAATTCTGATAAACACATTTAGAAAGGAAAGTAAATATACAAGGCTCGACATTAAAAATTTGACTCATAATGAAATGAAATATTTGATTGATCCTGGTAAAGAGATAGAAGAAGAAACAATTCAAGACAAGGTGGACAAGTATGTCGAAACCTTTTATTGGTTTGATAAAAAAGTCTTTAATCTATTTAGATATGATTTTAAAACACATCCAACTGAAATGAGTAAAAAAACAAAACTATCTGAGTCAACAATATATCGAACAGTTAAAAGATGCAAGATTAAGATAAACGATAAGCTGAAAAAAGAATATTATGAAAAGTAGAGGTTTAGGAGATGACATTGAAAAATATATAACAAAGCCATTAGGTATTAAAAAGGTTGTTGATACAGTAGCAGATGCTTTAGATGCTGATTGTGGATGTGAGAAACGAAAAGAAAAGCTAAATCAATGGTTTCCAAAGAAAGGAACTCTGACAAAAGACGAACATGAATTCCTAGAATACTTCTTTGACAATTACAATGGCACAAAGTTAAAAGACGCTAGAGAAAGGGATGTTCTGTATTCTATTTACAACAGAGTAAACAAAGCCAAAGAGCAACCAACAAGCTGTTCTCCATGCCTTAAAAGAATAGTCGAAAACCTAAGAACAAAATTAAATGAATACTAAACGCCTTGAAAAACCATATAAGCTTAGAAAGCATCCAGACAATCCTAGAATCATAAAGGATCAGAAATACTTTGCTCTGGTAAAATCAATGGAAACATTTCCAGAGATGCTAGAAAAACGTCCAATAGTAGTAAACGAAGATTTAGTTGTTCTTGGCGGTAATATGAGACTAAGGGCAGCTCAAGATGCAGGCATATCAGAAGTGTGGATTGATGTAGCTGAAGGATGGAGTGAAGCGAAGCAGAAAGAATTTGTCATCAAAGACAATACAAATGCAGGAGAGTGGGACTTCAATATGCTTGCTAATGAGTGGGAATCAGATGACCTTTTAGATTGGGGTGTTGATATACCAGAGCCAAAAGAAATAGAAGAAAAAGAAGAAAAACAAAAATGCTATTGCTGTGGAAAATAATTGGGAATTAACATTGGGGTTTTATCTAGGCTTTTTATTTGGCTTCAGATCATATCCACAAAACGGATTCACAGACTATGTGATTTATTTACCATTAATCGATTTATGCCTTACAATATATGAAGACTGAAAAAGACCACAAGTTTAAAAACTACAAACACAGAAGCACACCACTTAAAGCGTGGAATGGAATAGGCCCATTACCAAAAGACTTTTGGAATTATAGGCTTAACCCAATCACAGGATACTATGTAGACCCTGTCAGAGACGAACATGGAAAAGCAGTAGAGAAAAAATATGCACATCTCACACAACCAAATCCTAATTAATACAGCCTAAATACAGCCTAAATGGAAAAAAACGAACGAATTAAAAAACACGAATGGAAAAAAGGACAATCTGGTAATCCTAATGGCAGACCTAAAGGTTCAAGAAACAGAAGCACTATTGCTAGGAAATGGCTTAATGTAAAATCTAGAGCTATGAATCCACTAAGCCAGGAAGAAGAAGATATGCTTCAAGAAGATTTAATTACTCTAGCTCTAATTAAAAAGGCACGACAAGGGGATGTCGCTGCTTCTAAAGCAGTTTTAGACTCTGCCTATGGGCAACCTAAAGAACAGATAGATATATTAGCTGATGCCCCTTCTGTTGATTTTAGATCATGGTTTAATTTTAAAGATGACTCTGACAAAACCAAAGACTGATTTTTCTCCTAGATACGAGCTGTTTTGGAATGACACTAGATATACAATTCTGACAGGTGGGCGTGGTTCTGGTAAATCATTCTTTACAGGTGTTTTCTTATTAGGGTTACTACACGAGAAAGGTCACACAATACTATTCACTAGATACACATTACGCTCTGCATCTGTTTCCATAATACCAGAATTTAGAGAGAAGATAGAAATGACAAATCTAGAGCATAAGTTTAAAATCACTAAAGATGAAATTGTTAATCTAGAGAATGGCAGCAAGATATTATTCAGAGGAATTAAAACATCAAGCGGAGATCAGACAGCAAATCTTAAATCATTACAAGGTGTCACGACTTGGGTAATGGAAGAAGCTGAAGAAATAGATGAAGACTCCTTTGACAAAATAGATTTATCAGTTAGACAAAAGCTAAAACAAAACAGAGTGATCCTGCTGCTTAATCCATCGACTAAAGAACATTTTATATATCAAAGGTTTTACCAGGACAGAGGAGTTCAAGCAGGTGCAAACATTTCAAAAGGAGATACCACTTACATACATACAACCTATCTAGACAATATTGAAAATCTATCTGATAGCTACATTGCACAGATAGAGAATATGAAGATCAGAAGACCAGAGAGATACTCTGCTGTGATACAAGGTAATTGGATTGAGAAAGCAGAAGGTGTCATCTTTACTAATTGGAAACTAGGAAAGTTCCAGGAAGTATCTCCACCTGTTTTTGGAGCAGATTTTGGATTTTCAGCAGACAGTTCAACACTTGTAAAAACATCAATTGACAAAGACAAAAAGATTATCTATTTACAACTGTGCTTCTATCTTCCTGGACTAACTACATCACAGCTTAAAGAATTATATAAGAAGTATGCAGGAGATTCACTTATCATAGCAGACTCCGCAGAACCTAGATTGATTTATGAGCTTAAATCTACCTGCAACATAGTTCCTAGCATAAAAGGTCAAGGGAGTATTACTTACGGAATAGCACTACTTCAGGACTATGATCTGATCATTGACGAAGGCGAAGGTTCAGCACCGCTAATAAAAGAACTAAACAATTACAGATGGCTTGAGAAGAAGAGTCAAACACCAATAGATAAATACAATCACGCTTTAGATGCAATTAGATATGCTGTAAGCTATCAACTAAAGAATCCAAATGCAGGACAATATCATATTATTTAAAAAACCTAGACCGATTTACCCACCCTCAAACGTATATATAACATAGTATTTTATTAAATGGCAACACAAACACTAAAAATCCCAAACAAACTCTCAGAGATCACACTTGGTCAGTATCAACAATTCAGTAAAATATCAACTGACGATGCTGACGAAGACTTCTTGCAGAAGAAGACAATTGAAATATTCTGTGGTATCAATCTCATAGATGTTGTCAAAATAAAATACACATCGATCATTAGAGTAATCGGTGTAATCAATAAAATGTTTAGTCAAAAATCTGTATTTACAAATCGTTTTAAAATGAATGATACTGAATATGGATTTGTGCCTAAACTCGATGACATGACCTATGGAGAATTTGTTGACTTAGATACGCTCATGAGTGATTGGTCAACTATGGATCAAGCAATGGCAGTATTGTTTAGAAAGGTAAAGGATACACATAAGGATAAATACACGATAGAAGAATACAACCAAGAAGATTCACAAGACATGAAGCAGATGCCTTTGGATGTAGCCTTTGGAGCAATTTTTTTTTTGGAAAGTTTAGGAAAGGAGTTAACGAATCATTCCCTCAGTTATTTGGGGAAAAAGTCGAAGAGCATGACAGAGCAACAGAAACAAACCTTAATGAAGTCTATGGGTGGTGGATTACATTCTACTCCATTAGTAAAGGCGATTTAACAAAGTTTGAACAGATAGAGAAATTAAATTTCAGATCATGCCTCACTTATTTAAGCTTCGAAAAACAAAAAAACGAAATAGAAACTAAAAGAATAAAAAATGCCAGACAAAACAGAACTTATTGATTCGCTCTACGAGAGACTGTTTCTAAATGATGACGAACAGATTGTTTTATCAGATGGATTCGAGTCAGCTCTGATTGGAATTAGTGCAGCAGAACCAAAGGTGGCAATCTATGATTTTTGGAAAGCTTTAGATGTAGTAATGAAAGAAGCTCCAGAATTAGGTTTTGACAAGTCTCTAGAATGGCTTGAAGAATTCGTAAACATTAAAATCGAGAACTCAGAATCTATCACACCCATATTTGTGAAAACACTATGAACAACTATTTTAAAATAATTGACGATTTAAAAGATGCTGCTATTGCAGAGCCTTTTATTAATACAGTAACTCAAGGAGACATTACTGAGATAGACCTAAACAAAAACACAATATTCCCACTATGCCATTTGACAATAAATAATGTGACTCTAACATCGAATATCTGCACAGCAGACATTTCAGTTATTCTTATGGACATAGTGGATTTTTCTAAGAAAGCTCCATCAAGCGACATTAGGGGAAACAACAATGAGATGGATGTGCTTAATACTCAGCTTGCAGTTGCAGGAAGAATTCAAGCAGAACTATTAAGACTTGACACTTACTATAGTGATTATCAGATCGACAGTCCTTTTACTTGTGAACCTTTTACAGATAGATTCGAAAACAATGTTGCAGGGTGGGCGGTTTCTTTTTCTATTACTATGGCAAATCCTTCAACTAAGTGCTAATGGAATTAAAAGAATTAAAGCAAGTACTAAACATCTTTGGCAAAACTGTCATTGCTAATTCAAAGAAAAAACTAGACAGCAACAGTTCTCTTGCTAAATCTTTAAAATATGAATTAAAGGAAAGCGATAAAGAAGTTGACATCAAGTTTTTTATGAAGCAATATGGTTTATTCTATGATCAAGGAGTTGTAGGGAAAGACCCAAGCAAAGTATCTCCTAATGCAAAGATAAAAGGTCAGCAAGGAGTAGGCAGAGATATTGTCACAGGGCAATTTAAAAAGAGTCCATATAGATTTGGCTCTGGAAAAAGCAGAGGCACTTTTAAAAACTTTGCAGAGACAATGGAGAAGTTTGCTCGTAAAAAGAATATAAGATTTAGAAACTCTAAAGGACAGTTTTCCAAAGGTGGATTTAAAAGCATGGGTTATGTGATAGCATCTAATATCTATAATCGTGGATTAAGAGGAAGCTTATTTTTTACAGACCCATTTATGAAAGCCTATAAAGAATTAATTCCAAAAATGGAAAAAGGTCTTGTGTCTGACATTGAAAACTTTTTTGAAGCCGCAACTAAAAACATAAATACATGAGTACCTATACTAAAATAAATGTAAGAAGTCCTTTTTATTTACATCTAGTCGAACCTAGTCCACCCCTTCCAGACTTCGATTGTGTAGTTGCAGGTCTTACAGGTTTTGGTGTTGACGATCAAGGAATCATTACTCTGCCACAACCACAAGCAGGAGTCATAGAATCTATCTCTAGTGATGACGGAGATTTTTCTAATAACAAATTCCCAACAGAAAGCTCAGACACTTCTAGAACTATAAAAGTTAATCTAGCAATCCCCCCTGCTATTTTTGCAAATTCTAGCAGTGCATTTTTTGAATGTCCTGTCACAGCAACACAACCTGGTGTTACAAGCTCAGTAGTTCAACCAACAACTTGTTCTGGTGGCCCATCCAAAAATGGTTCAATAGGTGCGCAAACTTTGACAGTAGGTGGCTCTAGTGTAGATATTAATCTAGCGAGTTTCTTTACAAATGAGACAACTTATGATGTATCTAATATTAATCCAAATGTAGTGACGACAGCTCTTAGTGGAAGTACATTAACTCTCTCCCCAAATGTAATTGGTGGAACAACTACTGTTTATGGAATAGCAAGAGATGGGAGTTACCCTGCTACTTGTGAGCAAACACAAAGCATATCTGTGACAGTTAATGCGGGGAGTGCTTTAGGATGTACCCTTGCAGGAAAAAGTATTATTCAAGGCGGTTCAATAACAGCAGCAGGAGCAATCACAGATCCTATTTCTCCAATAGCAGGAATAGTTGAAAAATCCTTGACAAGTGGTGGTGCTGCAATTACAAGTGTCACAGCAAATGGAGACAGCACATCTAAAACAGTAACTCTGTTTTACAAACTTACTCCGCCTGCAACTTTTACAAATTCTGGAACACCGATTATTTGTGAAATAGATTTAACACAAGCAGGAACAGCAGCTCCAACATTTTCTTGTGCTATAGCTAATTTAATTGGTGGTGGTGTTTCACAAAACGGAGCAATTTTAACACCTACATCTTCGATTGGTGCAACAGTGAAAACACCTGCTAGCGGAACAGCATTTCCAACAGTTACAGTAGACACATCTCGAACTGTTAATTTCCCTGTGGTAATTCCTAGTGGCTACCAAAGTGCAGGATCAGATTTTAGTGGTGGATGTGATGTCACATTTACACAACCAGGAACAACGCCAACTTGTGGAACACATACTTTATTTTTAAGTACTCCTGCAAATCAAGCTCCTAGTCCAACAGCAACACAGAGTCATTGCAATAAGATTCAAGTAGTGGGAACATATACAGAGATAAAAGCAACAGAAGCTAGTGCAACAGGAGTTTTAAGCACAACAGTTTGTCAAAACGGATCGCCCTTTGATGGCAGAGACCTTTATTATGTGATTACAACATCAATAGTTGATGCAGCAGCAGGCCCAGGAATATCTCCATTTACTGTAGTAAGAATAAATAGAAACGGACAAGTCACAGAATTAGCAGTTGGCGGATGTTCGACAGTTAGTGGTGGCAATCAAGCAGGAACATTAGTATAAAATTATGGCATTAAAAAGAGTAGAAGTTGATATTTATGTGTGGGAAGGTTTGGTCACAGCACAACCATCTGCACCTGCATATTCAATAAACAAAAACGTAATATCTGGACAGACAAATATTACACTAGAAATTGCTGAGTTAGTTAGAGATTATCTGACTATGACTTTTAACAATGATTATATATCAATTGCAAGATATGTTCGAGCTATTGTAAGCTCCTTTGACGATTCAGACGAACCCTTTCAGACAAATCCTATAGTGACAACCTACGTTGCTCTAGATGGATATGGATATTTTGAAGAAGGCACAAACCCAGAACTAGACAGACACGCTCTTATCAGTTCGACTAATATTTATCTTCCAGAATCTACAGCAGGAAAGTTTCCAATATTTGCAGAAGGCGTTGGAAAAGTCATTATTGATTCTACAACAACTCAGATAACAGATAACGGAAACACGAATCAGAAGATTCAATATATTACAATTCCTGCTGACAGTTCTACAATACAGGTTTTCGACACAGACGACACCACACTTAAAAAAACCATTACAGTATCTAATATCTGTGAACCTAAATACACACCTTTTAAAATAACCTTCGTCAATAAGTTTGGAGCATTTCAAGATTTATATTTCTTTAAAAAATCAAGCGAAGTTTCTAATGTAACAGATGAACTATTCAAGAAGAATATAGTCACAAACACATCTTCTACATATAACACTTATGACAATCAAAAAGGCAGGATAAATGTAAACGCTCAGACTTCATTAAAAATGAACACAGGCTTTATAAGTGAAAACATGAATCAAACCATTGAAGAGCTTTTTTATAGCGAGAATGTATGGATCAGATACGAAAATAAAACCTTGCCTGTAATACCTAAGACCAAGTCTCTTCAGTATAAAACACAGCTAAACGATAACCTTATTAATTACACAATTGATTTTGATTTTGCTTTCGACAGAATTAACAATATAAGATAAATGCTACAATTACAGGTTTTTTTTGATGGGCAGCAAGTTGAATTGTTTAAAGATGAAAGTGTTGTTTTAACACAATCAATCCAGGACATTAAAGACATACAAAAAGTCTTTATTCCTTTTACACAAACATTCAACGTTCCTGCTTCAAAAAACAATAATAAAATATTTAAGCATTTTTATAATTTTAATATTGATGGATTTGATGCTAGAAAAAAAACAGCTTCAGAACTATTTCTTAATTACAAGCTTTTTAAAAAAGGAAAGATAAAACTTGAAGGCGTTCAATTAAAAAACAACGAACCACACACATACAAGCTTACATTTTTCGGCAACACAATAAATCTAAAAGACCTAGTCGGAGAAGATAAACTTGCAGCTCTTAGTCATTTAAAAGATTACAGCTTTGACTACAATGACACAAATATTGCAGCCTATATGTCAAATGGTCTTGATGTGTTTAGTACAGGTGGAACAGTAACCGATGCAGTCATTATTCCTTTAATCACACACACAGATAGACTAATTTTTGATAGCGACTCTGCTGTTGTAAATGCTGACACATTAAAAAACATAAACCCCACAGCAGGAACATCGACAAACTATGGAGTTCCATTTAAACAGTTTAAACCTGCACTTAGATTAATTGCAATTATAAAAGCTATAGAGATAGAATATGGCATCACTTTTAGTACTGACTTTTTTAATGAAACAAATACTGCTTTCTCTGGTCTTTATATGTGGCTTCACAATAAAGAAGGCGAACTGTTCCAAGATCAAGATGCACAACACCAGGCTTCTGGATTTACAGTTACAAGCAAGGACAAAACAATGGGTCTTGGAAGTTTTTTCACAGGATTTAAAAATGCGAGTTTTGAAACTAAACTTGATGACATAAGAAAGCACAGAATATTTGATGGAATTCCTGTTAATAAAATTGAGAGAGCTTTGAATGTTACAGTTGTTCCTTCTGGAAGTGCAGGCTATAGTCTAGTGATTAAAAAAGATGGAGAAGAGTTTCAACGCTTTGATGGACTTACAGGGACAACAGAACTAGGTCAAAGCTCTAGTTTAAAAAGGGATCAGTTTCTAAGAATAGGAGATGGCGTTTATACATTTTTTATAGAGACAGATGCCATTTCAAGTTATGCGCTAACTATAACTCATTTTATAAAGAGTTTAAGAACAGGTGGAAGAAGAAAGGACATTGAATTCACAGCAAGTGCAGCTAAGACAACTGACAACCCTGTGACAGCTACACAGTTTGTTCCAGAAATTAAGGTCTTAGACTTACTTACAGGAATATTTAAAATGTTTAATCTAACTGCTTTTGAAGACGAAGCAGGAATTGTCCAAGTACAGACTCTAGATGAGTTCTATGCGAGCAGCACAATTTTTCATGACATCACACCCTTTGTCGATAAAACTGAAACTGTGACTGATTCTGTTTTACCTTTTAAAGAGATAGATTTTAGGTTTGAAGGCACAGGAAGTTTTCTAGCAAACAACCACAAAGAAAAATTCAATACAGAATGGGGTGCTTTATACTATAACGCTCCAGAGAAATACGATGGAAAAGTATATGACATAGAAGTTCCCTTCGAACATTTTAAATATGAGCATTTATACCTTACAAATAAT